CTGTAGCTTCAGGAGAATAGTTAATTATTATCCTTTGGAAATTTTTTCTTATACCAGCATCATTCATTGTTAAATCGGGAGAACGATACTTTCCTACAATAGAGTTGCTTGTAGACCCATCAGACTTAAATACGTTACCTTGTTCTTGTCTATACACGTATCCATCATATTCACCATGCAAAACAATTGTCTCACCTGATGTAACAATAGAATCTGTACAACTAGGACGGATACCCCTTAAATCTGCAAATTCATATTGTTCTTTTCTTACAGCTATAGCACCTGCTGTGTCACCACGAGACTTAGATGTACCTTGAGAAAAGAAAATGCGATACTGTGTTTTATCAGGTACAACAACGCTATCATATTCATCAACATCTGAGACACCTTGAAAGCGTCTTTGAATTGGTCTGCTTATTGTACCTAACTCAACGTCACCAATGCGCTCTGTACCAGCTACTGTACGCAGTCCATCTGGACCTAAGAATATAATATCACCAGCGACTTCTTGTATTGTAAAACCATTAACGCAACCTATTTCACGTGTTACTGGCTGCATAACAAAATCTGCTTGTGTACTACCAACTAACTTAAATATACGTTCTTCACAAAATATAAAGAGTTGGTCACGAAAAGGAAACAGTCCAGTAATATCGCTGTCTACGTTTATTGTACCTGCGCCATTTGCTACGTTAAAATCGTCATCAGTAAAAGGTGCAGTATATACTAACGATTGTGGATTAGCAGACATACCTGCAAAAAACAGTGTGTCTTTATGTCCTGTTACAAATTTTGGATTAGCAGGTGCGCCTGTTGCGTTAAGGTCAGTAACAGTAGTGCCATCATACTTGGTCGCATTATTTGCGCCATCTGCCCACACGATAAAATCTGTGCCACCCAAAGTGTAACGAAAGTGCGTGTATTTGCCAGCATTAGTTCTGCCTGTATCAATCTCTGTCCAGCTACCTGTTTTACCAGCTTCATGTATTTTTGTTCCACGTGCAGCAATTACCTTACCTTTAAAGTATGCTGACATTAAAACTTTTTCAGTTGTTAGAGTAGTATGTGGTACAATATTGCTATTCCAAGGTTCGTACCCAGATATACGTCTGTAGCCACCACGAATGTCAGGCTCAAAGTTTTGTAATTCTAAAGCCATTCCCGGTTGCATAGCAAAGGTGGATGAGTCTAAAACCAATCCACCTTGACAGGCAAATACGAAAGGGCTTAGTTGCGCTTCGTCTGCCATGTATCACCTAAAACGTAGCTGTATTTATGCCGTACCTTTGTGAGTGC